CCAAACATCTGCTGGCATGAACATGTCGACATCGAGAGTTCCTTCGAGCAACGCCTTCCTGCACTTCGACCCGGAAGCCTTCTCGATGACCACCCTTTGCTGACGCTCCATCAACCGCTCAATGCTTCGTTCAAGAATCTGAGTCCAACGCTCAAGCCCTTGTTCTTCCGCGACCTTGATTTCAATATTTTTGAATGCCGGGTCCGCCAATTGACCGTCCGGCTGTGCGGCAACAGCCGCTTGAGGTGACCCCTGCTCCGACGCCATTGATCCCTGCATCGTATTTGGATCCAATGGCGGCTGGTTCTGTGCAGCGACTTCACCCACCCCGCCCATCTCTGGGTCGCCGGACTGTTCTCCGCCCGGGTCGGCACCCGGAGGCATCCCGGGAACTCCCGGCTGAGGCCCGCCCATCTGCATCTCTGGCTTGGGCATTTCCTTTTCGGTATTGGCAACTGGCGTCAAGTTGGGGTTCATGAGCAGCGAGTCAGCAAGATCAGACTTGACCTTCTTCTTCCCTGTTGCCGTGCGGTATTCGTTGGGGCTAATGAGGCCCTGCTGGAGTTCCTGAAGCAAATACTGCTCTCGCTCCTGCTTGTAGATCACGAGGATCGGCACTTCACTGGTGTCGAAATCGATGTAATGCTCATCGTCGAGTTCATCCAGCGACCGGGCAAGCGGCTCCAAGTGCGGCATCATGGTTTCGATCCAGAAGACGCGGATTTCCTCTGCGGCATTCGAGAAAGTCCTGCCAGAAGCATTACCGATAACGGACTCCGGCACGCCGAAGGAGGCAAGGATCTCCTCCTTGGTTATTTGGCGCATCTGGATATAGGAAGCATCACGAGGGTTCGAAGATGTGTCCACGTAATCGACGCCATCTTCGGACGCGATTACCGTGGTTCCACCAACGCGACCAAGGTTTCCGCGGAAGCGGTTCGCAAGTTCTGCCTTGTCGTCCTCGTCAATGTCCCCCTTGAGGACCAGCAGGCCACCCGGACGTCCATCGTTGAGCAGGTAGTTCCGGTTGTAAAGTTTCGCCAAGTTCTCAATCTCGATAGCAACACCAGCGGATTCCATCGGAGTCAAGGAAAGGTATGGGTCAAGTGGGTGCGGTTTCCTGACCCAAATAACTTCACTAGGGGGAAGTATGATCTTGTCACCGCTTGGCATCGAAACCTCGTACCCGGAGACGAATGTCTTCGGGTCGGGGATGGGTGCCGTGTGCTGTGGCGGCAGGAGGTTGATGCCAATAATTCGCCCATCACGACCGCGAACTTTTTCGATAAAGGCCCCACGGCTACTCATCAGCAATTGCGACGACAAGCGGTAACGGAAAGCGAACGAATTTTCACCAATATTGCTCTTGACGTTCAGTAAATCAAGGACCGAGGAGTTTTTCGCCTTAGATTTGGTGACGATTTCGCCTTCGGGGTCATTGTTTTTACGTAGCACTACCGGCAGCCGGGCTTGGTTTCCGGCGATCGCATCAATACACCGAGACACCCATACGACTTTCGCCATACCTTCTCGGTACGCCCGCTCGATGTCCCACGAATCTCGATACGCCCTGCCTGCAAAGTTGACGTTATTGGCGACAGGTGCCCCCACGCCAACTTTGGCAGCCTTGCTCGCCGAGTTTCCACCAAGCGACTTATTCTCCGTTGAGTTCCATGCCATACTTACTCAAGTCCTAGTAACAGGCCAAATGCGCCGCTCGCAACTCCAGCGACAACAAGCCCCCATCCCGTAGAAATGGAGATGGCGACACCTGCGCTGGTAAGCACTATAAATGATAGCATCAAGAGGTTGGCGGCATTCTTTCTAGTGAATAATCTTCGAAAAAAAATTGCCAGCCGCATTCTAATTATCGCGACCTTCTTCGGTCCTTCTTTAGGCATGGGTCACAACTTAGCGCATCTTCCTACAGTATGGTAGGAACAACCACGAAGAGGTAAGCAATGGCCGAACCAGACTGGGGCAAGGTTCTGGAATACCTAGAACCCAAGAAGCCCCAATACTGCCCAGAAGAAGCATCGTTGACACAGAAGGTGTTCCTGCGGACATACGCCCTTGAGGCGTTTTTTGGCGGAGCAGCTGGTGGTGGGAAAGCTGTTTCGGTAGACACACCCATACCCACACCCGAAGGTTTCAAACCAATCAAGGACATCCACCCCGGCGACGAAATCTTTGGCCTAGACGGTAAACCATACTACGTCCTAGCCGAGTCTGAGATACACAAGAAGCCGACGTACCGTCTAACCTTTGACGACGGGTCCAGTGTCGCCGCCGCTGACGACCATGAATGGCTCACATACGACGCCAAAGACATGGAAAGGCTCACCAAAGGAACCGACGAATACAGAGCTACCCGTAGAGCTACAAGAGAATCACGGGCCACTATGTCCCAAGGCCCCCGTAAATCGCTAGCCGTAGCCGAACGAAACAGGGTGGAATCCGCTAAGAATATCAAACCGCAACCTACCGGCAGCATCCGTACCACACAAGAAATTGTGGACACGCTCACGGTCCGCGGCGGGCGAGCTAACCACGCTATCCCTGTAGCCGCAGCTATCCAAACCCCACACGTAGACCTACCCATCGACCCCTACACGCTAGGGGCGTGGCTTGGAGACGGCTACTCTTCTGCTGGATCGATATGTGGCGAAGACCCTGAAATATGGGATGAGTGCCCATACGCAATCAAGTCTGTACGCCACCCCATTACAGACAACGCCAACTATGCCATAGTCCTGTTTGACGGCTTAAGAACACTTCTACGAACTAATAACCTCCTCAACAACAAGCATATTCCTCACGCTTACCTGTGGGCCTCTGAAGAACAACGTGTCGCAATACTCCAAGGCCTCATGGACACTGACGGAAACGTGAATGGAGCTAGCGTCGAATTCGTAAACACAAACAAAAACTTGGTAGAAGGCGTGGCGCATCTTGCACGCTCACTCGGAATGAAAGTTAATGTTCGAGAAGGACAGTCCACCCTTTACGGTATTGTAAAGGGACTCAAATGGACGGTAAAGTTTGCTGCCAACAGGACTGTGTTCAAACTGGCACGAAAGGCCAACACGCAGAAAATTGCTGCACGCCGCACAAACAGGTTCCGCTACATCAAGGGTGTCGAACTTCTTGGGGACACCAACGTCAAATGTATCAAAGTTTCGTCCCCCGACAACCTGTTCCTATGCGACGAGCACTTTATCCCAACACACAATTCGTCGGCCCTTCTGATGGCTGCCCTTCAGTACGTCGACGTTCCGGGCTACAGCGCGATTCTCTTCCGTCGAACGTACGCCGACCTCGCTCTCCCCGGAGCCATCATGGACCGTTTTCAGTCGTGGCTCGCGAATGAAGAGGATGTCAGGTGGAACGCCAACAATTACACGGCGACCTTTCCTAGTGGTGCCCGCATCACCTTCGGCTATCTAAACAATGTGAACGATTATTTACGCTATAAGGGATCAGAGTTTCAGTTTATTGGGGTGGACGAGGTGACGGAAATCAGGGAATCTGATTACCGGTACCTATTCTCTCGCCTCCGTCGCCCGGCGAGCGGCCCGCTGGCAAAGGTTCCGCTGAGGATGAGGGCGGCATCAAACCCTGCTCCCAACTGGGTCCGTCAACGGTTCATCGTTGAGGGAATGGCAGCTGGGAGAATTTTTGTCCCATCGAAACTTACCGACAACCCGGGAATTGACGCAGAGTCGTACCGTCAGTCACTGAGTGAGCTTGATCCCGTCGAGCGACGTCGGCTAGAAGAGGGCGATTGGTGGTCGACGACCCTTGGCTCGCTGTTCGAGAGGGAGAGTATCGTCCTGCTGGACCCTCACGAAGTGCCAGAAATTACGTCGGCGGCAAGGGCTGTTCGTTTTTGGGACTTGGCGGCATCGGAGCCATCTCCCTCTTATCCTGATCCGGACTGGACGGTCGGAACCTTGATGCTTTTCGATAAAGGGATCGCCCATATTTTGGATGTCCAGAGGGCGAGGGTGAAGGGCGAGAAGGTCGAGCAGCTGATCGCCCAGACCGCATACGAGGATGGTCACGCCGTTGCGATCAGGATGGAGCAGGAGCCGGGTTCGGCGGGCAAGGCGCTGGTGGATCAGTACGCCCGATATGTGCTTTCCGGTTTCGACTTTGGGGGGATTCGCTCGACGGGAGATAAATTGACTCGCGCTCGTCCGTTTGCTGCCGCGGTTGCAAATGGGAACGTGCGCTGTGTAAGATCAGTGTGGCTGACGGATTGGCTTGACGAATTGTCATCCTTTCCTGAAGCCGCGAACCACGACGACCAAGTCGACTCCGCTGTCGGCGCTTTTACATTTTTAACCGGATTGGGTTTGCCTCAGCGGAAAAGAATCGCTATAGTCGTCTAGTAATCCACCCACTCCAACTACTACCGGAGACATAAATGACTACTAACCCGATTGAGGACGTGAAGACTCTTCGTCGCCTCATCATGACACTTGACAAAATCGTCACCGATTACATCGAGGGAGATCCGGACCCAGCCGAAGCAGCCGGTCTGTTCCTTGAAATGAACCTCGCAAAGCTCGACGTTTCATACCTGTATTCGTCCGTCGAGGGTCGATTGATCTCTCTCTTGAAGGACGACATCATGACGTTGCGTGACGGAGCCATAATCGAGCGCAGGACCGCTTCGTCTCGAACCAAATGGCAGCACAAAGAGATTGCGTCAGCCGTAGTTGACCGCATCATCCGCTCGTCCGTCGACGTCGATACCGGTGAAGTGATGCTCGCTCCGACGGATATCGCCATGAAAATTCTGGACTATGTCCAGCCTTCGTACTGGCGTGCAAAAAAACTCGGAGAAATTGGGATCAACCCAGACATGTACTGCGAGTCCGAACACAAAACCAACATCGTCGTTCGAAAGGGGAACGCAGAATGACCGTCAGTCACCTACTCCAACAATTTTCGGAACCATTTCCGAAAGAAGTTGAACGAAGCCTCAAAAAGGGTGGAGTCAACCTCATCTACATCCCAGTCAGCGAAGTGATCACTCGCCTCAATAATGTTCTGGGTCCTGACAACTGGACCTCGGAAATCATCCGTTGCGAACGCGATTCGCTTGATCCCGAGTTCGTCGTCGCCCATGTCCGACTTGTCATAACATTCGAGGGCGAAGACGGCTTCCAGAAAATGGTTGCAAAGGATGGCGTCGGAGGTCAGAAGATTAAGCGCACGAAGCAGGGCGACATTGTCGACCTTGGTGACGAATTCAAGGGCGCTGTTTCCGATGCTCTCAAAAAAACCGCCCAGCAGTTAGGCATCGGTCTCTACCTTGCTCGCACCGGCGAGTCTCTAGCCATCGAAGTCGAAGCGTCGCGTCCTGTTATCGACGAAGCAACAGTTGAGTTGTGGACCAAATTCTTGGGCTACACGAAAGAGATGAACGCTGACCAAAAGGCCGAGTTGGGTAACGTTTGGTCGGAGTTCTCTGACGGAGCACCAAAACCGACCCTCGATACGGCTACGGCAGAAGATTTGGAGTTCCTGATCGTTGAGTCCACCCGCATCTCGCTTGGGGGCGAATGGACTGAACAGGAATGACGAATTTGGTGGTCGAGCCACTCGTTCCCCCTCCGCATCTTTCTCCATCGTCAATGGGGACGTTCAATCAGTGCCCGCAGAAATTTAGGTACAGCAAGATTGAACAAATATCCGATGAGCCAACTTCTGCAACCCTGATGGGCAACTTCGTACACGAAGTCCTCGAATATTTTTACGCCGCCCAAAGCGAACACAGGACAATCGGAACGCTTAAGACTTTGGCGAGTACAACGTGGGAGAAGAGCGATTGGCTGGATCGAGTCACCCCTTGGATCGGCAATGACGCTGAAGTGATCAGAATGTTCCGTTGGAACTCTTGGTGGTGTCTGGAAAACATCTTCAAGGTCGAACAACCAGAGACCGTAGATCCAACCTATATCGAATACGAACTGAATGGCGATCTCGCAGGGGTGAGGTTGAAGGGATTCATTGACCGTCTGACGATCAACGACACAGAGACGGTCATCGCCGATTACAAGACAGGCAAAACTCCGCAACCGAAGTGGGTTGCCGACAAGTTTTTGCAGTTGAAGATTTATGGTTCCCTAACTGTCGAACTTGGTGTTGGGCGACCCGATTATCTTTCCCTGTTGTATCTAAAAGACGGAACCCTTTTCCGTCACGAATTCACGGATGACGACATCGAGGAGACTCGCGTCTACGTCAGGACAACAAAAGATGCCATCGATAAGGCGTGCGCCACTCACGAGTTCGAAACCCGAAAGTCACGATTGTGTGACTGGTGCGCATACAAGCGCATCTGCCCAGCATGGAGACGTTAATGCTTACCGATGACATTTTTGCGCAGATGGTCGCCGAGGAAGTGAAGAACAAACTTACACCATCGCGAAGATCAGAGTTGATGCAAAAAGAGAATTGGGACAGGTGGAAGCGCGCCCTAGGAGGTCTCATGAACAACATCAACGAACAGATCGACTCCCTAAAAATTGACGCCGAGGCGGACCATTCCCGCTATCGGGCAATGGGTAGCGATGGCAAGAATCTTGTGGAGATGGCGGAGGCTGCATATTCGCAGCGGTTAAAGAAAATCAATCGCTTTAGATTCCATGTAGAGAATCGTCTCGCTCAAGTTGACAGCATGATTCAGGGTAAGGGATTGGTTGAGGAGGCGTCATCTAATGATGTCGAGTTCTACAGGAACGCGATTGAAGAGCATCGAAAGCTGCTAGACCAGCACGACATAGAGGCAACGGCGGTGGACAAAGCCCTGTGGGCGGCTCTTGAGCGCAGATGGGAATTCGATCAGATTAAGGTGGATTGGTAATGAAAAGAACTCCCTTGAATAAGAAATCCTCCCTAAAGCGAAGTGGCTTTTCTCGCCGCCGGAGCAAGAAAATGGAGGAGACTTACAAGGAGCGTCGAAAGCTGGTGGAACGCATGTTGGGCGAGCAGCCGTATTGCCAAGCGTGCCCTGTTTTCGCCAGACATGATGGAGTTGCTACATATGTCAGGAATGGGAGCGTTGACATCCATGAACTTGTTCGACGAAGTCAGGGTGGATCGATCTTGGATGAGTCGAACTGTATGGCTGTGTGTCGGCCTTGTCATATGCGTATTGGAAATAACCCACAACTTGCTTTCGATTTAGGTCTCGCTAAAAAGAGTTGGGAAAGATGATTCCTTTAGGTATCGATCCTTCGCTTACGTCATCTGGTTTCTGTGTTGGGGACAAGATGTTTAGCTATAACCCTAAAACGAAAGGCGTGGAGAGACTTATCGAGATCCGGGATTTGATGATTTCGCTGATCGAAGATGAATCTGTTGATGCCGTAGTAATCGAAGGTTACGCCTTTGGCGCACGCAACTCTCATGCGCATGGGCTTGGAGAACTTGGCGGAGTGCTGCGGGTTGCTGTACGCGAAGCAGATATTTGCTTGGTGGACGTCCCACCCACTCTTCGCGCGAAGTTTGCTACTGGTAGAGGAAACGCAAGTAAATCTGAGGTCGTCAGCGCCGTTTCTGCTCGAACCGGAATCCTTTTCGAGGGCAGAGGCGCTGATGACATGTGTGACGCTTGGCTGTTTAGGGAGATGGCGTGGGCGGCGAAGGGTAGAAGCAAATATGAGTGGCCAAAACTGAACTTGGACGCTTTGGAAAAAATTGACTGGACCGAACTTCCATTTTAAGGAGCATTATGAACAGGCGATCACAACCTATTAGTCAAGTTGAGATTGAAGAAAGTCTTTTGCGTCTCGTAGACGATCTGGAAGATGAGACTGAAGCATTCGAAGTCCTCTCAGAAGATCTCGCAAAGAAAGAGTCGCTCTACAAAGCAAATTGGGCGAAAGAGTACCTTGGTGCAAAAGGCTCCATCAAGGAACGCGAGTCATGGGCTGATTACAAAATGGCTGACGCTCACTACGACTACAAGATTGCCGAGGCTCTACTGAAGGCAAAGCGTGAAAAATTGTTGTCGTTGCGGACGGCTATCGACGCCATGAGAACACTGAATGCAAATGTTCGCGCTCAGGTTGTGTGATGAGTTCTGATCGTTACAACTCGTTCCCTATAGTGTCGCTGAATGGGTACGTTGCAGATTTAAGTTCCGGCTACGGCATCAAAAATGACGTAATTGTTTCTCAGATCATCGACTATGACCAAGTGGTTGATCCAACCGGAAAGATGTCGCTAGAGAACAACCACACCTATTACGAGGACAACCTTCTCCCTGACACCGAAGAAATAGAGCATCTGAAGAGTGTCATCGTTGAAATCATGTCGGACATAACCGGGCGAGATTATCTGATCACCGAAAGTTGGTCGATCATTCTCGAATCGGGCCAATCGATATCCGCTCACTCTCATAACGTCCACGCCGCGGTCGACCTGAACGAATATTTCGCTTTTGCATACTATCCGTTCGCTCCCGCCGGGTCGTGCTCCCTGCAGTTTCTTTCGACCCACAGCAACACGATCAGCACGACTGTTTCAGCGGGAATCAAAACTGGGACTTTGTTGATCTTCAACTCCTACCTCCTCCACTGGACCAACCGTCAAATGGGTGGATCGGACAGGGTCAGCGTGAGTGGCAATCTTGCTCCAGTTTCCCCGACTACGGTGCCAATGGACGACTGGTCGAAATACTCTAAAGGATAAATACTTAGCCATGATTGAAAACATCGATAAATCTCTCAAAAGTTTACTCGTCGACATCGACGGCCTTCGCCCCTTGGAAGGTAATCCTCGAAAGGGAAACGTGGATGCGATCATGGCGTCGTACCGAGAGTTCGGTCAGATGAAACCCATCGTGATTCACGTAAGTGACGATGGTTCCAAAACCGTGAAAACCGTGATTGCGGGCAACCATCAGTTGGAGGCGGCGCGACGACTGGGCTGGACGCAAATAGCGGCCGTCCAAATGGATGTCGATCCAGAAAAAGCCGTAGCGTTTGCTCTTGCTGACAATAGGACGACGGAAATGGGTCACAGCGATTCCGCTCTCGTCTACGATTTGATGCAGACGATTCAAGAGTCCGACTACGATGATCTTTTTGAAAATCTTGGGTGGGACGAATTCGAAATTGCTGTTCTCGAAGAATTTTCCTACAGCCAGTCAGGCGATGTTGCTTCCTCTGGCGGTTTCACGCCGCCGGTAATCACTGTTCCGGATCCCTTCCAGTTCAACGTTGAGCCCGCCGTTGACGGCGAGGAAGCGCGAATCGTTGCTGGCCCAGACGTCGACCACAAGCAGGTCGCGATTCAAGGGAGTACCGTGGCATCGCCGGGCTCTGCACCTCAAGCGGTCGTTCAATACACACTTGTTTTTGATGACCCGGCCCAGCAGCGACGATGGTACGACTTTATTCGTTGGCTGCGGAACGACGTTGGTTACGACGGTGACACTACGGCTCAAAAAATAATTTCGTTCATCGATGCGCACTCGGAAGTGTGATGTGGTTTACGAATATGGATTTGTTGAACTCGATGACGCGATGGCAGATGAAGCATTCTTCAAGAAAAAAACTCCGGTAACATTTGCATCTTGGGTGGGAAACGGTACAGTTGGTCCATGACTCGACAGAGAATGTTCTTAGACATGAGTTGCGTAGACGCCGCTCGCGAGCGCATCCGTCACGTCTACGACACGTTCGACACTGTCTGCGTCCAGTTTTCCGGAGGCAAAGATTCGACGGCTGTCCTGTACCTTGCCAAGGAGCTTCACGAAGAGCGTGGCCTCGGTCCGGTCAAGGTTATTTTTAGAGACGAGGAGATGGTCTCGCCCGTCGTCCTTGATTACGTCGAAAAGGTACGCAACTTCGACTGGATTGACATGGAGTGGTACTGCCTCCCATACGGAGCAGAGATCTGGGTTCTGGGCCGTCGCGAACCAATCCTTCTCTGGGACGAAAAACGCCGCAAAAACGGGCGCCTCGTGCGGGATTTCCCCGAAGGTGCAATTACTGGATACCACTTCGGTATTGATCACACCGAGGGCTTGCCTGAGTCGGTTGACTATTACACGATGCAGGGCAAAAAGGGTTCAACCGCATTCATTACTGGCGTTCGCGCCGCGGAGTCAATGGTTCGCTATAGATCATGTGTTCAGAAGTTGCATGAAAATTACATCGTGAAGCCGTATCGGATGAAGAGCAGCATTCCGATGAAATTTGCAAAGATTATCTACGACTGGAACACGAACGACGTTTTTAAATTCATCTCGGAAGAGCATGACGCCCCCTATTGTGAGTACTACGACTTGGCGGCGATTACGGGGTCGAACACCAGAGTTGGCATCCCACTCCACTCCGTGGCAATCAGGAGAATCGGTGATCTCGTAGCGACTGAGCCAGATTTCTACGATCGGCTATGGGAGTGCTTCCCCCAGATCGACGCTCAGCGCAGATGGTGGAAGGATTATGACATCGAGGCTGTTATTGAGAACTATTCCCAGATGGGCTGGGATGGGGTCAAGCAGGTTATCGATACGTTAATGCTTGGATCCGCCGAGCGTTCGCGGGCGCAGGCGTATACGGCTGATTTTCGTCGCAAGCACGCTAAGGACCCATATTCGTATCCAATGAACTGGCTAATACGAAACCTGATACTGAATGAAATTACAGTTGCTGCTGCAGCGCCAGTAGGACCGGGGACGAGGGCCGATACCCTGCGTAAGAAGGCTCGTCAAAAACTAGCGGAAGAGCAAATTAATGCAAATTGAAATGGTTCCAACCGAAGAGTTGAACATTCCATCTTGGAACGCAACACATATTCTTAGACCGGATCTTCTGGTTTTAGCGGAGTCGATGGCCACTGACGGAGCGCTTTCGCCCTTGATCGTTCAGCGTTCTGGCTCGAACATCATTGATGGCTCTCAACGGCTAAAGTTGATTCTTGGCAACAAGCACCTTTTAGAGATGTTTCCTGAGGTTCCGGTTCTCTGGAAAGATGTTTCAGACACAAAGGCCATGGTTATGCACGTCCAACTCAATCGCGGTCGCGGTTCAGTTGTGGCGAAACGATTGTCGGCGATTGTTCGGACCTTGTTTCGCAGCCGGGCCATGAATGTTGTCGACTTTAAAAATAGTTTTTGCATGAAGGGCGATGAATTGGAACTGCTGCTTGATGGAACAATTCTCAAGCAGCGGAAAGTCGCAAACCATAGATATTCTCGTGCTTGGGTTCCCGTCGAAGCACCTCCGGGGACGATTGAGTCGGAAGGGTCCTTTAGGGCCGAGGTGCCTCCAAATCAGGACCGGTAAAAACCCGACGAAGTCTTTATTGGTGCTACAATTGGCATGTAACAACCACTTTTCGAAAGGGGTGCAACATGAATCAACCGAAGAAAAGAAGTCGAGCCTTTAGACGTTCTGGTAAAAAGCGTCGTGTAGCCCGCTCAATTCGTCAGCTTCTAACACGCAAGCTGACACGAGATAAACGGATTCGAGATATCGTCAAAAAACGTCGTTTGAAGATAGTCTAATTTGTGCTCGTTTCAATTTACGATTTGACGACTTATATGGACATCACGTTTTCGCTGCGTCAACAAGATGCGGCGGAAATGGTGTTGGATGGTCTTCAGAGTGAAATGGAGACCTATCTTCGTCGCCCAATCGAGGCATCCAGTTCTGTAGAGGAGCACACGCTCGACAACAACCATGTTGGCGTTCCGATGTCGTCGTTTTTCTACAATACGTCTCTTGGTACGACGATGTCGCCGATCAGTTATACCCAGCCGCCCACCACCCTCTACCTTGCGAACACTCCGATTGTTGGCGTTTCTCAAGTTCGGATCAAGCAGAATCTCCAAACTGAGTGGGTTGTAATGGAGAACGAACGTGACTATGTCGTCCGGCGTTATGGTCTAGATTTATACAGAGGCTGGGCAGATGATCGCGTCGAGATCACCTACAGCGCCGGTCTAGATGGTGAAAATATCAAGGTTTTCAAGTTGATGATCTTGCGTGCCGCTACTCGGGAAATGCAAAACATGCATGACGATGTCGTGGGCGTCAAAGATCTCGAACCAAGAAATGTTGCAGTCGCAGAAACTGGCTTCCTTGACAGAGAACTTATGATCTTGAAGAAGTATCGACGTGTGCGAGTTGGCTGATGGGTAAAATCCACATCGATCTCGATTGGGATCCGACGGACATGCGAGATCAGGTCACCGACATGGATGACAGATCTGACGAATTCAAACCTATTTTCCGAAAAATGCAGCGATACTTTGAAAACGAATGGTCTGAGAATATAATGGCGAACGGCCTAAAAGTCGGTGGGTGGAAACCTCTCGATGCAGAATATGCTGCATGGAAATCTAAGCATGTTCCCGGCGCTCCACCCATGATCAGATCTGGATCCCTTTTCTCAAGCCTTCGAGACCTTCGCGGAGCCCCAAACGAAATAAACAAAACCTCAGCCACGTTCGGGACAAACATAAAATACGCCAAGTTCCATCAATACGGTACAACCAAAATGTCGAAGCGTGAAATTGTTTACGAACCAGTCGAGTTCCGCAGAGACTGGGGAGACAAGATCGCTAGATACATCGCGGACGGGCAAGTCTAATGTTTCTCATGCATGGCGCACATTTCGCCAAATCCTATGTTTCAACATATCTTAATAACGATATTCCGACACGGATCGTCTCCTATCGGAACGGATGGAACTTGGATAGCGAACAACTTCCTTCTCCGGAAAAATACCTCACGTACGAGCCGATAGCACTGGATGCGTGGCCAACGATTATCACGGTCGCAATCTCAATGTCTGGGATGGAGAGGGACGGCTGGTATAAAGGCAACCCTGAGTATCGGGTCAAATACAGTATGCGTACATACGTATGGGTGCGTGACGAGGGCTCCGATGCAGCAACAATGATGCGCGACAGGTTGACGACAGTTGTTCGTTCTGCTCTTCTTGATCGCCCGTGCTTGAAGGCCACCGATCCTAGAGAAACTTTCATGGCGTTGATTGACGAGGGAACCTTGCGGGAGGAGTACTCGGACCTCACGCTCCTGAAGGGTGACAGGGTTCTCGCTGGGGCGTATCTTTCTTACGATCTTGAAATCAATGAGATCGTTGCTCGCGAGGACGTTGGGACCGTCTCCGAATTCCAGTTGATGGAAGTTGTTGCTGGCCCGACTGGGGGGGCGTTTGATTTATGAGTGACTGTTCGTGCATCAAGTTGATGAATGGGCTTTCTGACGTGTTTGGCTTCGATCACGCACGACAGAATTGTTTCGTCATCGCAAATTCAAGTCAAAACCCTGTTGAACTCTGCGGCGGTGGCCATAGCGCCGCACCCGGTGACATTTGGCTGATTTTTAAAGACGACTACGTATCTGGGGTTTCGAGTTCGAACTCGAAGGTGAAGGTTTTAGCAAAATTTGGCGCAAAATCCCAATTGCTCAAGTCCTAGTACGGTACAATAAATAGATGGCGAAAAATATTTTCAAACAGGTCTCTAAAGCTGAGTGCCTTGCAGCAGCAGCAGAGGGAAATATTGGTATCTGCAATTTGACGTCACAAAAAGTCGAAATCGACGATGAAGGCCATTTCGTCGAGGCGCGAGGTCACGCAATCGTTGGCAAAACGAACCCGATGATTGAAGTTCTTTCCGCTAGGGGAACCATCGCAGTCAACGAAAAGAAGGCCGAGGATTCGAAAAAAGTCTTCAAGTCTTCCAAGCGGACTGATACAAAGGAATTGGAAGTAGAAAGTGCGGTTGAAGACGATCCCGCAATTTCCGAGGAAGAAGTATCGTCAAAGATCGATAACGTCTGATAATCTATAAGTGACAGTTCAGTTTCAGAGCATAAAGTTCTGAAACTTAAATCAGTCGCCAGCAAACGGAAGAAAAGGAAGCCCTATGCCGGGAGTCGTAATCAGCACAGCAGTCCGCACGGGTCCCACCGGGAACACCGTTCGGGAAACATCGCAGGCCTTCTTCGTCGGCTTGTCCGATCGTGGATCCTCGACGCGGGCGGTGAAAGTAACCAGCACCGAGGAATTTCAGAACGTCTATGGCGGATATGTCAGTTATGCATATCTCCATGACACTGTTCAGACTTTCTTCGAAGAGGGCGGAACACAGTGCTACATCGGTCGCGCTGTCGGCCCTGGTGCCACTACCGGCTTCCTGACGCTCGAAGACGACGCGCAGACAGATTCCCTCACCATCACCGCAAATGGTGCTGGTGCATGGAGCGCCAATGTCAGGGTGGCCGTCATCGCTGGCCTCGCCGCTGGATCCCGTCAGCTTCAGTTGACCTACGCCAACGTCATCATCTTCAACACTGGCGATATTCTCACCGTTGCGGAAATGGCCGGAAAGATCAACCGAGACACGACCGCGTCCCACTACATCACAGCAGAAGTCGTCGGTGCAAACCTTCCCGCAATTCTCACGGCCACGGCGATTTCGACCGGCGATGATGATCGCGCGAATGTGACACACGCCGAGTACAACAGCGCGCTCACGCTTTTCCTTGACTCATACGGCGCTGGCGTTGTAGCCAACCCTGAGAGCACGGTCGATCAGGTCAAGGCCGGATTGATTACGCACGCGAATTCATACAACCGAATCTGCTACATCCACCTCCCGGCCGGAACGCCGGTCGCGGACGACGGGGCAGACAATGTCGCAGATGTGGCGCGTTCGCTGACGGCTTCGACGGAAAACGCCGAGCATGCTCAGCTGATTTTCCCTTGGGTATACAAGCCGACAGACATCGCTGGCGTCAACCGTATGATCCCGCCGGTCGGCTATGCCGCCGGTTGTCGGTCACGGGCACACAACCAGATTGGTGCCCAGCAGGCCGGTGCAGGAATCATTTCAAGCGCCCGCTACATCAACGGACTTGAGTATGACCTCGACAAGGCGAATGGCGATCGACTCGATAGCGCAAACGTTGTCGCTATCCGCCGAATCAACAATGCGATTCGCATCTACGGGGCT